TAGCAAGACCAGGATTCAAGATGGTAAGCTGTGACTTTGCAGGTCAGGAGCTACGTCTATGTGCAGAAGGTAGTCAGGAACCACTGTGGCTTGATGCATTTAACAATGGTAAAGACTTACATTCTGAGGTAGCATCTATGGTATTCAAAGTATCATTAGATCAAGTCAGGGACAAACCAGACTTTCTCAGAGGTAAATCTTATCGTGATGCAGCTAAAACTGTAAACTTCGGACTAATCTATGGTATGTCTAAATTCAAGCTATCTGATACTCTCAGCATTGAGGTAAAAGATGCAGACAAGATTATCAAGGATTATTTCAGAGCAACAGAAAAGCTCAACAAGTATCTTGAAAGATGCAGAAAGTATGGTATGAGGAATGGGTTTATCAGATCATTTAAACCTTATTCTATTATACGACACTTTCCTAAATGGCAAGATATACGAGATAAGGAAGACTTTAAAGTAGTAGGTGAGATTGAGCGTGCCAGTATGAATACTCCTATTCAAGGCTCAGGTGCTCAAATGACTAAACGTGCATTATATCTCATACGTAAGTACATTAAAACAAACTTACTGCATGATAAAGTCTACCTTGTAATGACTAAGTAGTTCTTATCCTATGATAAGAATTGCACTTACTCATACTCCTATGATAGGAGTTACAAAGATTGATAATGATAATGTTCTTAATGTATTAAAAGAATCTACAGATCCTTACGCACAGTATTATATCAAAGGATTGACAGAAGGTTCTATGGTTACTATTGTAGAGAATACTGATAGAGATAGATACTTTGCAGTAGGTGAATTATATTTTAGATCTTAATGCATGTTGAAAGAAGTAAGACGCAAGACATTCACAATACGTGAAAGTGGACGTAGTACTGACTTTATTTCTCCAAGCTTCGGGCATGGTTGTCTCTATAATTGTACGTATTGTTACATGAAGAGACATAAGCCCGAAGGCTTGGATATAGCTACAAATCCTGAGAATATTCTTACAGAGATTGACTCTCATGCATGGTTTGCTGTGGTAGATAAGCCTAATCAAACTCATGAGAAATATGTAACTTATGACATATCATGCAATGAGGACTTTGCGCTCCATGCAAAGTTCCACAAATGGGAACAGATATTTGATTTCTTCAAGTATCATCCTATTGCTATGGGTTCATTTGCTACAAAGTATGTAAACCCTTTGCTACTTAGCTATAATGCTGAGAGTAAAATCAGGATTAGATTTAGCTTGATGCCTCAAGACTATTCAGATAAACTGGAGCCAAATACCAGTAAAATCATAGATAGGATTAAGGCTATTGACAAATTCATTGAAGCAGGATATGATGTACACATAAACTTCAGTCCTGTAATAGTACAGCCTGATTGGATTGCACAATATAGACAATTGTTTGAGCTAGTAGAGGAACATGTCACTAATAAGCACATAGTAAAAGCTGAGGTGATATTCTTAACTCATAACAAGCACAAGCATGCATATAATGTAGCACACAATCTACCAGGCGAAGAGTTACTATGGAATCCCAAGATACAAGAAGGTAAGATCTCTCAGTATGGAGGGGAGAACATAAGATATGAGCATAATCTAAAAGCAGGCTTTATCTATCAATTCAAACAATTGCACAATGAAATCATACCTTGGAATAAAATCAGGTATATATTCTAAACTATGAAAGAGGATATATTACATTCCGCATTAAAAGAAGTCCAGCTGTATGGTAATTTTGAATCCCATAAAGCAGAGATTGATGCGGAAGATCTTAGTTGGATTTTACAAATCTTATCTACTAATCTATATTCTGATCCTATTGGCTCACTCATTCGTGAGTATAGCTCTAATGCATGGGATGCTAATGTAGAGGCTGGTAATAGAAGTAAACCTATTGAGGTAGGTATTCAGACATCTGCTGATACAGGCAGTTATTGGTATGTGACAGACTTAGGTCCTGGTTTGTCACCACAAAGAATCAATGAGGTATACCGTAAGTTCGGTAAATCCACTAAAAGGACAAGTAATGAAGCCATAGGTATGATGGGCTTAGGTAAATTCTCTGGCCTGAGTTATACCAATGAGGTATTCATTTCTACTCGTGTTGATGGTATGCAGTATGAGTATCTTATGCATAAATCTGAAGGTGTTCCTCAGATTGACTTGCTTGTGACTAAACTCACTGACTTACCTAATGGTACTACAATAAGAATTAACATCAAGTCATGGTCTGATAAACTAGACTTTATAACTAAGACCAAACAACAGCTTGCATTCTTTGAAAATGTATACTTTAATATTGATTCAGAAAATGTAAATGAGAAATTCAAGATTGTAAAAGCAAATACATTTACTTACTCAAGCATAGAATCAAGAGGCTTACGTCTTAAGATTGGTCCTGTATCTTATCCTATTGATTGGACTAGTATTAAGAATGATTTTAAACTACAGAATGTAGCAAGTGATTGTACAGGTATAGCTATTAACTTTAATATAGGTGACATAGCTATTACTCCTAACAGGGAATCTATACTTTATAACAAACAGACTTTAGAAAACGTAGAGGCTAAGCTTGTAGAATTTCGTAATGAACTTCTCATGCTCTATGAAAACCAAAGTCATGAGTATGAAGATTTAGAAGACTTTGTATATGCTCTTAAGTTTCCTATAGTTACTGTAGATACTAGACGTATAAACATCAACAGTCTTATAAATCCCCATACTAATAAAGTATATCCTAAAATCAAAGACTTGCCTATTGAGTTTAAACTTGATTCAGTCGGTGATCTATTCTTTGGTTATGCTGTTACGCAGCATATTAGAAATGGTAGAAAGTCAGACTCAAACTATTCAAGAGCTATTCCTGATCTTAAGAAAGCCTTAAACAATAGTGTTAAGTATTTATTTGCTAAAACACTTCTTGATCCTAAGCACAATAAGTTCATAGCAAACAAGTTTAAGCAAGACTCATGGTATGTAATACGTAAAACAAGGTATATCAGGTTATATCCTAGCAAGGATGCTCGTGGAGTACTTAACTATTATGAATTACTTTCACTTAGTAAAGTACCTAAAAAGCAATGGCGTGAGACTATCAAGACATTCCAAGCATGGCAAGATAAGTATGTCACAGAAAATTCTGTAATATACGAGGATCATCCTCCTACAAAGGAATGGTTACTTGCACAGAAACAAAACAAGGTACAAACTAATGATGCAAAGAGCCTTCGTAAGAACGCAGGTAAAATACTTGTAGAGTTTCCTGAGAATAGAGGTACTTGGACTTATGCTGCTCCTATATTCAGGAGTGCTGATATGTTGATAGCTAAGCTTTCTTCACAAAAGTATTTTACAATTTATGGTACTAAGGATGACAAGACTGCTCTAGGCTATTTATATTTCTTTACACGGTTAGCACATCCTAAAGTCAAGGTAATGATAACTGCTAAAGCAAATCATAAATACTTATCTCTTCTTCCTTCTTATATCCATATAGATGAGTTTCTGAAAGGTAAAACTAAGCTATTCAGGTATTATGCAAGTCTGCTGAAGTTCACTCAATTCTATGGTAGTAAATACAAACGATTGTATGAATGTAGAGAATTGCTAAAACAGCTACATACTCCTAGCCATGAAATAGTAAAGCAAGCTGGTGAATTGAACGCTACTATTGATGAACGTATACCATTCTTTAGAAAGTCATGGAATGCTGATGAGCGTGACCAATTTGCAGAAAAGCTGCTTACTACAGCTAGTGAAAATAATGCTTATGACTCTAACATAGAAACTTTGATTAGTCAATTAGAAAAGATAAATAAATATGATTTTATCACTTTAATTGAGCCCTCAAGTAAATATGGTACTAACAGTTATGAGAAAAAGCCTGCTGAATTTGCAAGGTTTGTAGCTAAAGCAAAAAAGTGTAAACTAGATCTAAAATATTATCAAAATGACAGAACAGCTGAAGAAAATACTGGAGAATTATAAGGCAAAGAATATAGTTTATTCTGAAGATTTCTTTGGTAATGAGATTGTACCAGGTGATGTAGTATTAGTAAATTGTAATACTATTTTTATTCCTGGATATGTAATAAGCATATCTGAAAAATCAATCTGTGTAACCTGTAGCAGAGGAACACATAAACAAGTAACGCTTATTACTAATTTCAGGGAAAGAGCTGGTAAAGAGTATCTTGATGCAGAACTAAAAAATCAAACTTCAACAAAGCGTATATTTGTATATAGACAAAAGAACAAAATTCCATTTATCTTAAATCTCACTAAACTCAACCTATATGAAAATTCTTAAAATCGACTCAACTGTAACTGTGATTACAGATGATGGTCAAGTTATCAGTGCTCAATGTACTGATGAACAGTTTAAAGAAGTTTATGCTTTTGTCAGGGCCAATGATGTGGAAGCTGTGAAAAACATGCTGGTACCTGAACTATGTGCAGAGGAGAAAAAGTTTGTACAGAAGAAACACATTGTTGAGAATATCTTTACTATGACTAAAGATATGCCTCACTTATTCAGTGTTACAGACAATGCTTTGTACAGACAAGGAATTGTTTTGAGCGTGCCAGAAGAGTTGGCTCTGGCTTATGTAGAAGCTTATCAGGAATATCTGGAAAGTATTGAAGATGGTATTCCTTTGGCTGACTTTGAAGACAGAGAAGACTTTCAAGCTATTGACAGATTCTGGATGTGGTGCAGTCTTAATCCTAATGCAGAGAGTCGTGAGGATCTGTTCAGGTTCTTACAGCATCATGAAATGCAGATTACCAATCAAGGTATGTTCCTGGCTTATCGTAGAGTAGTTTCTAGGAATGCTGAGAACAAAGGTCTTGTAGGATTTGTATCAAGCAATTATGTCAAGGTAAAAGCTAACTGGAAGAAGAGTCCAAAGTCTTATTATGTGTATGAGAAAGACGGTATGCTTCAACTTGTACATATGGATAGTGTATCAGATGTAGTAGGTGATGATTATACCTATACGTACAAAGGTACTCTTGAGCAGCTCTATCTTGACTTACCTAATCTTATGCAAGAACAATTTACAGATGCCCATACTAAAACTATGGACTATCGTATTGGTGTAGAGGCTAGGATTCAACGTCACCAAGGTAACCAATCCAATCAGGTAAGCTGTTCTAAAGGTTTGCACGTAGCAAGTAAAGCTTATGATTATTCAGGCTTTGGTGATACAGCAATCCTTGTAGCAGTAAATCCTATGGATGTATTGGCTGTACCTCGTGGTGAGGATGGTAAACTGCGTACCTGTGCATTTACTCCTGTCGCAGTGCTGGAAGTAGATGAAGAGAATAATATCCTGCAAGATGAGAATCTTGACTTCTCTGACATCTTATTTACGCATTACGAAGAGCAAGTAGATAACCTGCGTAGCATGCTTGAGAATAACTCAGCTTATGAGCTGAATGTAAACCACATTCTTAACGCACCTAATCAATTCATGCTTGATACAATCTTAGGCAATCTAGAATCAGCACAAGAAACAATTAACAACAGAACAAGCTACTTATAACCATGCAAGTAAAAGTCTATAGAGAACCAGAAAATGAGCATTTAATCTTAGATGAAAATGCATTAGCTGAGTATCACAGATTAACTGAAGAATTAGGTATTCCTGCAGTTAAACCTGAAAAAGTACCTAATGTATATCAACCAATAAACTTAGCACAAGCTAGGATTCTTGGTGCATTATGTCCTATGTCTGTAAAGATTACAGCTTACACTAAATCAACTATTCCTGTTGAAGTATTGCAGAGTATCAAGTTTGCTCAAAACATGGAAATGTTTGATTGGATGGAAGTATGGTATGATGATAAAGCTCCAGATCCTATGATTATTGGTAAGTCTTACCAAAGTGAAGAGGATCGTGTTAAAGGTTATAACTGGAGAATGCATCATACTCTTGTAGCAAGATGGGGTGATTGTGCTTATGAGTTTCTTGAGTTACTTGAATTAGGACGTCAAAGGATTATACAAAATCTTACTAATGAAGCTAAAGAAATAAAGCAATTAGTAGATATGTTCTTGGCAGAACCTGAAGTTCATACAGAAAAGTTTATTCAAACTGGTACAACAATCTACAAAAAATAATATGCTAGACAGCAAAAGGGATGAAATCCAAAATGCTGCGGTAGATACCTGGGTACAAGCGGGTAAAAAAGGTACTCTTAATCTGAGTACAGGTATTGGTAAGACATTCTGTTTTATCAAAGCCACTCGCTTGTTACCTAAAGGTTCCAAGATTCTATTCTTAGCAGAGACTACTCAACGTGAGATTGATTTAGAGAAAGACTTAGCCTTCTTCAAGAAGCTGTTTAAGTATGATCTAAAGAAGACTCATCAGTTGACTTTTCTTTGTTATCAGTCAGCTTATAAACTGGTTGATCAAGAATGGGATTTTGTATGTGCAGATGAGATTCACTCTTCTCTCACACCGCAATACGTACAATTCTATAAGAATAATACGTATAAACATATCATGGGGCTGTCTGCAACTGTAGACAGGAATACAGCTTATCTTGATGAAGAGGGTAACCAACTGACTAAGGGGCTATGGGTAGACCAGATTGCTCCTGTCTGCTTCAAGTATAACCTCAATCAAGCTGTAGAAGATGGGACTACTAAGAAACTCAGGATGTTTATTATTAATCATGGTCTAGACCTTGTAAATAAGAATGTACCTGCAGGAACTAAAGCTGCTCCATTCATGACTACAGAGAAAGAGAGTTATGATTACTGGGATAACCAGTTCAAAAAAGCTCTGTTCTTACCCGATGGTAACATGAAGACCTTTAAAATTAGGACTACCTCTGCAGCTAGGGCTAAAGTATTGTATACTTTACCTAGTAAAATCAGAGAAGTCTTAAAGCTTTTACAAGCTGTTAAAGGTAAAACCCTAGTATTTGGTAATAGTATAGAAGCATTATCTCTGGTAACTCCTAATGTAATTAGTAACAAGAACTCTGAAAAGGCAAATGCTCAGCTTAGGCAAGACTTTGACGCAGGGAAGGTTGATACTATAGCTTCATTCAAAATGCTAAAGCAGGGTGCTAATCTCAAGGATTTGGACAATACCATTCTCATGTCTTATTATTCTAAAGAATTAGATATGATTCAAGCTATTGGCCGTCAAAGAGTTAACAATAAGACGGGTAATATCTTTATTTATGTCACTTCTGGAACTCAGGAGATAAAATGGTATAGGAAAGCTATGGAGAATATTAACAATTATGAAGAGATCCACTGTAATTCCACGGACGACTGTATTACAAAATACAGGGCAATCATTGAAGAAGAAACTCAAAAAAGCAAACCAGTTGGGAAAGCTTCAAAAGTTCAATCAGCTTAGTAAAATGGAGTCTGAAGATAGGTTCTTGATGTACAAAAATCTTGGATATGTTTGAACTAGTTATTATCTTTACCTTGCTATACATATTGTGTAAACTACATAATGTGCATATCATCAAACACAAGTTTCAGGGCATTTATCTATATTACGAGGTCAAGAAATTTGACATGTGGTATAAGGAATTTAAACCTATTGTAAAGAAGATAAGGCTTTGGGACTTAGACTCCAAAGATGAAGAACCACCAATCTTCTGAGACCTGTTTATATTGCTTTGGCGCAAAGGAGCTTACTAGAGATGGTAAGCTTCCTGTGCCTTGCCCCTTATGTCAAGGGGGTAAGCTATCTGAGAAGGAATTGAAGAAAGCCAATAAAAAGCTTAAAATGTACACTAGATTCTTGGAAGATGATAATTAACATAGACTTGGAAAGTCTGTGCACTTCAGACCTTAGCCCTAATGAGTATGCAATCTTGTATTGTATATATCAGGCTAAAAATCCAAAAGATCATTTATGTATTCCTGATACTGACTATTATCAAATAGCTAGTTCAGGATATTTGAGAGAAAACCCTCATTCAGAATCTAACTTTCCTTACTCTCTTACAGGAGATGGGCTTGCACTCTTTGAAAGAACAGACAGTTTCTCTAGTTTTGCAGAAGAATATCGCAACTTATTTCCTAAAGGAGTAAAATCTGGTAATGGTACTCCAATAAGGGGTGATAAACAAGGTGTAATAAAGAAGATGGAGTGGTTTCTTCGTATGTACCCCGAGTTTTCCAAAACTACTATTCTTAATGCTACTAAGGTTTACATTGATCAGATGAGACAGAAAGGCTATGTCTATATGACACAAGCTGATTATCTCATACAAAAAGACAATGGTTCAAAGCTAGCTGCATTATGTGAAGACTTTGACAATAAAACAGCACATATTGTAAAGTCAGGAGAACGTAGGATATGAGGATATACCAGAAGGTAAAGCAAGAAATTAAGAAGAACAAACAGCTGAGATTGGATGGAGGATACACCTGCATCCCTTTTGTTCTGTTGCCTAAACTGGGGCAAGTAGTACCAGGTATTGAGCAGGAAAAGTATTATCTTGTAACTGCTAACAGTAAAGTAGGTAAGACTAAGCTTGCTGACTTTTTGTTTGTTTACAATCCTTATGAGTTTGTAACAAACAAGCACAGTGATGTAAAGCTTAAGATATTCTACTTCTCATTAGAGGTAAGCAAAGAAGAGAAGCTTAGCCAATTCTACAGCTATCTGCTGTATAAGAATCACAACATTGTAATATCTCCAGAGAAACTTAAGTCACGCTTTGAGAACTATATTCTTGAAGATGATATAGAGAAAATCTTGGATACTTATGATGCTGAGATGGATAAGTTTGAGTCTATGGTAACTATTATAGACAATGTGAAAAATCCCTTTGGTATTTACAAACACATGAGGGATTATGCATATAGTAATGGCGTACATTATGATAAAGATGGTAATGTCATTCCTGTAGAAGCATTGTTAAGTGATAACCCACAGACTAAAGAGAAGGCTAATCTTGCTATAGCTGACTATAAGGCTAATGATCCTAATGAATATGTGATTATTGTAGTAGACCACTTGAGTCTGTTGCATACTGAGAAAGGCCAGGATTTATGGACTACCATCTTTAACTTTAGTAGTAAGTATTGTCTTGCTATGCGTGACAGATGGAGATATATTCCTGTAGTTATTCAGCAGCAAGCTGCAGATCAAGAGAAACAACAATTCACTTTCAGAGGTGATAGTATTATTGCAAAGCTTAGACCAAGTCCTGACGGTCTAGCCGATTGTAAACTTACACAGCGTGATGTAAATGTAATGTTTGGTTTGTTTGCTCCTCATAGGTACAAGATTGAGAACTATGAAGGGTATGATATAGACAAACTAGGAGACAATTACAGAGAGTTCAATGTAATGTTAAATCGTAATGGTTCAGGATTTATCAATATAGACTTATACTTTAATGGGGCTTCTAACTTCTTTAAAGAACTTCTTCCAGCTGAAAAAATGGAAGAAAAGCACTACAAATCAATCGCAGCAATCAACGCAACAGCTAAGTAGCCTTAATCCTGAATTTACAGAAGAAGAAGTTACTCAAATGCTTGCAGACTTACGTAGAGACTTAGATGCTTATAAAAACAGCATAATTAAGTTTAAAGAAGAAGTAGAAGACATTACTGAAAGTTTCAAGAATAACATTAGTACTACTATAGACATGGTAGATACTTTTGAACCTACAGCTCCTGTCTTTATTACTCGTAAGATGGACAGTATTCTTGACTTTATTAATTCTTGCGATCCTTTGACTAAGGATAGAGTACTAGATGCATTGAAGAGTTCTTCTGCAGATAAAGCTTTATTCCTGACTGCTGTAAAAGATGATGTAAAGACTTATGTAATTCTCATGAACATAACCAGTCTTCCTGAAGAAGAAGGATTAGCCTTGGCTTATTCTACTGATCTGGACACTCTGAGTTATTTTCTTGCAGAGCTGACTACTCTTAGCGAAGATGACGTAAAAAATGAATTTAAAGATGGCAAAGAAGAGTAAACTTGAACTACTAGACTGTGAACGAGTAAATGACCTGCTTATAGATGAATGTAACAGGATTAAAGAGTTACTTGTAAAGAAGAACACAGATTATAACAATTCCTTGTATGCTAAAGCTCCTTTATTTGAGATTGACCCAAGAGTAGGGTTGATGGCTAGAATAAATGATAAGCTTAACAGAATAAAGCAAGTAGGATTGACTGATGCTACTGAAGACAGTCTAGATGATCTTATAGGTTACCTTATCCATTTAAAGATTACTAACAACCTAAATAAATAATCATGATTACAATTAAAGACAAGTCACTGGGCAAGTACAGTGTGGTAGAAGACTTTCAAGGCCTTAAGGTTCTTGATGAAACTGGTAAATCTCTGGTAAAAGTAGGTGCATTTGAAGAAGCTCTGAGGTATATTGCCTCTAGACTTATCCTAGACAATGATGCTACTTATACTTTATGCGAATATACTCGTAAGAAGAAAGAAGTGTATGATGCTATTGTAGCAGCTCAAGAGGCTGATCAACAGGTAATTCCTTTTGAAGAAGTACAATAATCTTAAAATGTGTATAGATGTCTGACAAAATTGTAAAACACGAACAAGACACAGCTGTAATGCCCCGCAACGAGATGGAGCAATTACAGTTACTTATTGACTCTAAAGTCTTGCCTGCAAATGTCAAGACTATAGAACAGGCCTTTGCTATTGCTCAGTTCGGTAAGGACTTAGGCATGAAGCCTATGCAGGCTTTTCATCAAGTATATTCTATTCAAGGTCGTCTTGCTCTTAGTTCTAAAGGTCTGGGTGCTATGTTGTGGGCCAATGGCATCCAATATAAAACTTTACAGGACTTTGAGAAAGTTGACAAAGGAGACGGTAAGAGTGATTTTATTACTACGATTGAGTTTTATCGTGGTAAAGTCACAGATCGTGCTTCATTTTATTGGTCTGATGCAGTCCGTGCAGGATGGACTACAAAGGATAACTGGGTTAAAATGCCTGAATAGTTTGGGCATTTAAAATTGGGTGAATTGCTGGAAAGCTAAGTCAGAAATGATATGCCAATCAGCAGCCAAGCTACTGAAAGTCAATTAGTAAGTAGAAGGTTCAACGCATAGACAGTGAGTAGACTAAACAATAATCTGTCCACGAGTGCCCAACATTGAATATATTCTATTATCTTTGCATTATGGATAATATCTTATGCATAGAAGAGGTTTGGAAACCAGTTGTAGGTTATGAAGGTTTATATGAAGTATCTAATTTAGGAAAAGTTAAATCTTTACCTAAAAAAGGTTTTAAAAAAGAGGTGATTAGAAAAACAGGCATGGATGTAAGGAATGGGTATGTAACAGTAATGCTACGTAAAAATAATATTCCTTATACAAAAAGAGTTCATTCTCTTGTAGTAGAAGCATTCTTAGGAATAAAAACTACTAAAAAATTAGTCGCTAATCATATAAACGGTATAAAAACAGATAATAGGTTAGAAAATTTAGAAGTAATTTCTCAAAAAGAAAATATCAAACATGCTTTTAAAGTAGGATTAGTTAAAGTACCTACTAAAGATGCACGATATAATTCTGTAATAAAGGAAAAAGATTTCCCTAAATTATTAGAGTTATTTAAGACTGATATGACTTCTAAAGATATAGCTAAATTATTTGGAGTAAATCCTACAACAATTAGTAGAATAAGAACAGGTAAGAGACGCTCTTACTTATTCAATGGTGATATATGCTGAACTTATAGGAAACTATAAGAACTAAAGGATAAAAAACCTTTAGGGTAACAAATTGAAACATATGTTATACGCAAGATGTCTTGCTCTAGGTGCTCAGCGTATTGCACCAGACAAGATCCTTGGTCTGTATACTGTAGAAGAAATGGTAGATGTAACCAATGCCCCTGGTGTATCTATCAATGATGAAGGGGAAGTAACAATTAATCAGTAAGCTATCATGGCACAGAAAGAAGTATCAATGGGTGCATTTATTGCAGCCCGCAAAGAAGGAAAGACTGTAAAAGAACTTTCAGATCAGTTTGGCATCTCAGCAGCTAGTTGCAAAAGCATTATCAAGCAATTAGATCTGCCTAAGCGTGCAACTAAACCTGGGTTCGTACTTGTGAACGACGTAAATCAAACTTCTATCTAATTATGGCATACGGTAGTAAAACAACCTCAGACGGCAAACAAATTTCAGCTGATGAGACACGTACAAGTCCTCTAGTAGGCATTGTTAATGACTGCACCATTAAAGGTGTATTTGAATTGAATGAAGATAAGTCTGTGGCTAGTATCACTTTTGTGCAGCCTAATGGTACAGAGATTACTCACAAAGAGTGGTCTAGTACTGACCCTGCAGGTATTGATGATACTAATCGTCGTGTAAAGCACATCTGCACTAAATTCATCGGAGAAGCAATGTACAATGCTATTCCTGAGGCTACTAGCTTTGAAGATTTCTTCAGTAAAGTAAATGAAGCTATTGCAGGAAAAACTGATGGTAAATACCGTGTATTGTTTCACTATAACAATAAAGGTTATGTGACTATACCAAGGTATCCTAACTTTATTGAGTCTATGACTACCAACCCTACCCGCATCACAGTCAGCAAGTATGTAGCTGATAGGCTTGTAAAGCCTACAGCTCCTAAGCCTGATCCAGAAATGGACATGTCTGCTGATGCACTTCCTTTCTAAGTGTCTTTGTGTTTCTATTATTAGTTAGATTAGGGGCGGGTAAAACCGCCCCTTAATCTTTATACTATGTACGGCAAACCAGTAAAAGAACTTACAATAGATGAGATTCTATCTAGAGTCTCAGAATGGGACTTATGGTCTTATTATATCCCTGGTGTACAGCTCAAGAAGAAATTCAAGAGTCCACTACGTAAGGATGAAGAGCCATCTGCTTCCTTGTTTGTAAACAGACAAAACTCTATACTTTTTAAAGACTTTGGTACAGGTCAAACAATGAATATCTGGTCTTTCCTGCAGGCTAGATACAATGTTACCTTTAGAGAAGTTTTGTTACTGGTTAACAATGACTTCAATCTAAAACTAGGTAGTAAAACCCTGAAGATAAAGCCTTCTATGGAACTCTTTGGAGTAGTTACTAACCATGTAATAGAGCAAAAGGAACCTAGTACCATTAAAATAAAGAGTAGACCTTGGTCTTTAAAGGACAAAGAGTACTGGGGACAGTATGGACTTACCGTATCATTCCTAGACTCTCATAATGTAAAACCTTTACAGAACTATTGGGTCAATGATTATTTAGTATACTGGCATTCAGACAGTAACCCTGCATACAGCTATGAGTTTGGACGAGGTAAGAGGAAAGTGTACAGTCCTTTTGCTAAAAAGTTCAAGTTCCTTACTAACGCAGGAGATAAGACAATCCAAGGCCTGGATTATCTTCCTAAGACTGGAGAATGTTTAGTAATTACAAAGAGTTATAAAGACGTCCTTGTGTTACAAAGTCTTGGTTATCACTCAATTGCCCCACAAAGTGAGTCTATGACCATATCATCTGAGATGATAGATAATCTTAAAAGTAGGTTTAAGCACATATATCTGTTGTATGATAATGATGCTACAGGTAAAAAGTACAGTAAAAAACTTTGCGAGCAATATAGGCTTATGTCTATATTTGTTCCAGAGCCTATTAAAGATATATCAGACTATAGAAAAACATACGGTATAGTCAAAACAGTAGGTTTGCTAAAAGCCCTTCTAGATGAAGACAGAGAAAGAGAAGAAGTCACAAAAGGTAATTCGTTCTAGGCCTAAGCCTAAGTCTCCTAACTCAGGAGCAAAGGCAAGAAGAAAAGGACATACGTATGAGCGTAATATTGTCAAGTTCTTTAAGGATCTAGGATTTGAGCAAGCCAAAACTAGTAGACTAGGAAGCAGATTGCTTGATGCTGCAAAGGTGGATATATGTGATATACCATTCAATGTACAATGCAAGGCAGTCGAAGCGCACATAGATTATTACAAATTGACTGAAGAAATTACAGCTGAGGTCAATAAACTTGTGCCTAAGAGAGCAGAGTATCCTGTAATAATCTTTCACAAAAAGAACAAGAAGACTAACATAGTAATGACTATGGAAGAGTTTAAGAAGTTCTTTAACACAATGTGGAGTAACAAATTAATTTATGACCATTACGTTTAGTAGTCAGTACAAAAGAGAATGCTACGATGCATTCAGATATTCTCCATATATTAATAAAGTCATGGAGTCTCTGGATAGTGGTAATTCTCCTAATCTTAGGTCTTACATGGATGCATCTATTGATGATTTACAGAATGAGATAAATCAGCCAATAGGTAATGGTGAGCATAGTATCCATAATAGCAGAGTACAACAACTTAGATTGATGTACTCTAGCTGGTATAAGTTATTTGAATTATTGGAAAGTCAAGACACAACAGAATATGAACTACTTCCAAATACCAGCAATTAGTAATTCTTCACTCAGTACATTTAATTACGACCCTTCGTATTATTACAAGGTACATGTAACCAAGGAGCTTGTAGATAGAAAAGAAAGCTCTTCTCTTACCTTTGGTTCATTGGTACATTGCCTTATACTAGAGCCTGAAGAAATACCTAACAGGTATGTAGTATCCACGTTAAATCCAGAGGACAAACCTGCTGGTATGATGCTGGACTTTATTAATGCCCTTCTTCAATTTGATATTGTAGATGATATTAGCATAGATGCAGCCTATGCAAAGTCAGGCTATAAGATCAGTAAAGAGAAGGTGCTTGAGTCATTTAATAAGTCTGCTAATCAACTCTACTACAATGAGATGTTTAACAGCAAAGGCAAAAGCCTTGTTTTAAAGAATGAGTTTGATCTTGCTACACAATGTGCAAACATTGCTATGCATAATCCTCAATGGCCTGAAATCTTAGGTGAGTATACTTGGATTACACACAAAGAACTTGAGATACTGTGGGAAGAAAATGGCCTGCAGTTTAAGTCAAAGCTAGACCATCTTTATATAAGAAGGACTGGTGATACTTTGTTTGTCAAGTACTTTGACTATAAGACAGACAGCCAAAAACCTGTATATAAATACATAGAAACATTTGAGTATTGGAAGACCTACAGACAGATGGCTTTTTATGAGAAAGCTATTAGGCAGTGGGTCAAACAAGAATATGTAGATATTCCTCATGTACACATTGTAATGTACCTTGTACCTATTGATGTGATAAGGTGTAAATCCCTTATCTATAACGTAGATAAAAGTTACATTGAGAAAGGTACTAAGGAAATAAACGAAGACCTCAATAACTTGTTATGGCATATAGAGACAGGTAAGTGGGAATATCCAAGAGCTACATATAAGCAATTGGAAAGTTCTTCTAGTCTGACTTTGTTTGACAAGGAATATTATCTACATTTAGGACTCAATAAGCTGAACATAGCATGAAAGAGTGTATAAAGAAAATAGATGAGTTTCATAAAGCATTCAAGATTCATTCTGAGAGTGTTCCTACTATACCTGATACAGCTACAGTACAGCTCAGGTATAAACTGGCACTAGAAGAACTCCAAGAATTCATGGATGCATGTCAAGTTGAGGATCCAGTAAAGGTATTTGATGCACTTGTAGACCAATTATACATTCTTTTAGGTACTGCTCATGTCTTTGGCATGGCAGATGCATTGAAAGAAGGTTTTAAGGAAGTCCATAGGTCCAATATGACTAAACTGGATGAGAATGGCAAGCCAGTATATCGTGAAGATGGAAAAGTAATTAAGTCACATCTTTATGAAAAGCCTGACCTTGCTACAGTTTTAGGCGAAATATATTCAGTATAGTAAGTATGAGGAAGACCAGGTTTGAACCAAAAGAAAGGAACAAAGCCTACATCTTTCTTCCTCCTATGCTTGATATAGACCCTGTATTTATGCAATTGCATCTGTTGCTAAATGTATATTTATCTTCAGATGATCTCCCGGATGTAAAGAATTCCATATTCTTACATTATGAGTATCAAGATTTAGAGGGGTCCTTTGCAAGATTAGAAAATAATCTTAAGAAGAACTTGCATTTCAGAGGTATGTATGAACCTGATAAGTACACTACCATATTCTATTTTCATGTCCCCAAACACTGGTTTGATGATTATCTCCTGTTCTTAGATAGTAAGTACAGTAAGATTTCTGAGACATTGAAAAAGAAGATTCTGAGATTCTACAATCTTGGTTCACACTCCCAAGTGTACAAAGTGCTTTACAGAGATATAGAAAGACGTAGAGAGCTAGAAGAAGAATTAGATGTAGAGCTACCAGCTGAAGCAGAGGTAGCAAGTGCATTAGACTTTAGACAAGAGAGCTACACAGAAGCACACAAAATAATCCACTTGAATAAATCCAATAAAGAACTCTGGGAAATTTAAATTAAGTAATGCGGAATATCATAGTACCTGAAAGTGCCCTAGAAACTTCCGATAAATTCAAGCAATGGTTCTCTATGATGTACGCTGAGTTATTTGGCGACCCTTTAGTAATGAAGCTCCAAAGAACGGGCTTTCCTAAAGATCCAGAGAGAGCAACAGCATTGCTTGAAATGATGCTAAAACATGTAAATTTGATATTGTTTGGTGATCCTAACTTACCGTACTTTAAGACAAAAACTAAAAGATTCTCTGGTAGAATATCTGATGTATTAGCTGTAACTGCTCATCTTATCTTAGAGCAGTACGCAATACAGCTTGTAGAGCTAGGGAACCATCTTAGTGTAAACCATGCCACTGTTATTTACTACCGAAAGAAAGTAAATGACAGGCTATGTGTAGACAAGAAGTTTGCATCTGCGTATATAAGAATCCTTCTTAGTATGCAAAGAGCAGGTCTTATTGATACAATAAAGATTGCTCACCCTGAGCTATCCAAGTTGTTAAAAGTACATGGTGGAGTACTTGCTGAACTAAAATAGTGTGTGTGAAAAGAGAAGGAGGCCCGTAAGCCTCCTTTCTCTTTTATTAGTAGCCCTTCTGGCCTCTTATTTTTAGACGTTATCTATTATAAATATTCAACTGTTCTTGAGGCATTAAGGTTCTTTGTACTGAGGCAAGGATAGGCATAGCATCATAAAACTTCTTTTCAATCTTATAATCTCCCTTCTCGTAAATACCAGATTTTCTTTCGTATTGTTCTGAGTAATTAGGCAGCTGGCCAAGAAGTTCAATCATATTTTCTACACTAGTCTGAGCTACTGTAGGGCTTTTAGTAATACGCCACATTTCAGGAGGCCATACGTAGAACATAATATCTCCAGCCATTCTACGTGTAGTCAGCATAAGCATATTAGTAGTCCAAGAATTTTCCTCATCATCATCATTAGCAGCATTACTAATCATTAAGAACACAGTCATAAGTCCAGACCATGCAAGAAGATCAGTATATGCTCTGTACATATTCTGTTTTTCATCTAAAGACATTCCTTGGCCCATCAGCATTTTAAACTGCATGTTCTTTACGTCTGAAGTAATAGCACGAATAAAAGTATTAAAGTATCCTTGATAAATATCTCCTCCTTCTATATCCAAGTATCTACTACTAAATCTACGCTGCATACCAGTATAGATCCACTTTCTGAAAAGCATCATAAGTTTACCATACCATTTTCTTTGGATTGTAGGACTATCAAATTTATTGTAGATACCATGTAGATCTTTATTCATCTTATGCAGTTTTTGCATAAAAGCAAATTGATCTTTCTGTGTCCACTTTATACTAGGTTTTAATTTACCATTTTCATCATAAGCATCCCAAAGACTAATCTCATTACCCTCAGCATTTTTAACTTTAGTAGCCTTCATCATAGCAATCATACCACTTACTTGGATATAATGTTCGCCTGACTTTTGTAAAAAGAATAAGCTCTTAGTACTAAAAGCTCTTCTCAATGCAGAACCTGATACTCTTTCACCAAACTCATCTACAAACTCTCCTTGAATAGCATCGTACAGCATTGCCAGTACTCCTACTTTACTAGTAGGTACACCATTAGCTAAGTCTCCTAATAATCCAGGGATAGCTCCCATGTATGTAGCTTGAGCATCAGCATAATTAGCAATGTTAAAATACTTACCTGCTATAGCTTCTACAGCTGTAGAGTATTGACCAAATAGTGTGTTGTTTATACCAGCACTCAAGTTGATAGCTAAGCTAGTGAGAGCTTGCCAATTTGCAAGTTTTGCTCCTACTTTATTCAAAGAAACATTTCTGCCGATAAGTTCCATACTAGCAGCAATCTCTCTTTCATCATAAATAACTTTATCTAGGAACTCTAGCAATGTTCTGTTTACACGAGTCTCTAAAGGTCTTTTCACACTAATATTATTTGTAATAGCCCGTAAAATGGGAACTCCAGATGCTGTAGTTTCTTGCACTCTTCTAGCATCTATATCAAGTGTAGGATTACCTTGAATCATGTCAGTAAGTAAAGCCACAACAGGTTGTATCTCATTCATCTTTTGATAGTTGTTAGCCATCTGGCTAAACATCAATGTAGACCTTAACAAGTCTTGGCTTAACTCATCAGTAGGCAACATATAATCTGTAAACATAGTAGGTACAAACTTTACAGGAGCCCCTGAAGGAGTTTGTAAACCATAAGCAGAGTCATATGCTGTTACATTTACACTGTCTTTAATATCATTCTTTACATTTTCCCAAGTAAGCTGATTAGCAGCGTATACCTTCTCAGCACCTGTAATTCTTATCTGAGGTAGTAGGCCAAACTTAAGCTGCTTTGTAATAGGGAGCTTATCATTAGCATCAGTATAAGCATTGTACAAGGTCATATAATAAGAATCATTCTTCAGTTTTTCAAACTTAGGATTCTTATACTTTTCATTAGGCCTGATAAACTCTCCTGTATAAAGAATGATTTTACCATTCTTTACAGAATGTACCCTTGAAGGATCAAAAAACTTTAGATTACTAGATCCTCCTGGATATTCTTCTAATACAATCTGTTTAGTATTTAGCTGAAACCATTTATTATACTCTGATATAGACATACTTCTTTTCTTTCTGTCCATAAGTTCTTGAGCATCTACAAGAGTAGTATTTTCTTCATACCATTCTTGTGTCTTTTTAGCAGCAGCCTTTCGAGATTCTAAGTCTATACCTTTAGTAACAGTCTTACCAAAAGTTCTACGGTCCTTTTCAAATTGATCGTATAAATACTCTTGATGAAATGCCTTACGTTTTACATAATCCCACACGTAAATAAGATTACCATTTGCGTCAATAAGAGGTTTTCCATTTTTATCTAGCTTAGGTATCCTTTCATATACTTCTACATCTGTTACATACTCTGCATTAAATGCTGCAGGATTGTCCTTAGGACCACCTTTAGCATTATATTTTTCCATAACAGTATTGTAAAACTCTATGTCTTCTTGCTGTGCTATAAACGCTTGTTCTTTTACAGCAGCTGCTACTAGACCTGTAATAGGGTCTTTACTATTTGCTTGAGCTCCAAAAGTTTCTTCCCAAAAAGATATGTCAGCAGTAGCTGTAAAAAGCATTCTTTTTATAGCATCTTTACTAAGCTTCCATTCAGATTTATTACTAGCTTCAAGCTGTGAATTGACACGTTCTGCTGCATTAGTAAGCCAGTGTGATACAATTTCTTCGTGTACTTTTTTAAAGCTGCGTATCAAATCCCTACGTCTAGCCATTACATTACTAATTATAGCCTGACTAGGATCATTCTTATCAAAGAGCTGTTCCGCACTTTCTAGGATAGTGTATACACTAACAAGGTCTTTAATCTCATTAGTTTCTGTAGCTAGGTAAGCAATTTCTTGCTGAGTCATATTGTCAAGACCTCCTTGGATCTTTTTCAATATGCTTATCATTTTAATTTGTGCTTCAGTAGTATAGTCATTAGCCTCACTAAGCATATCCACTACTACACCAACAGTATAGTTACTCTCCATTTTTTCAATAAGAAAGTTTATACGTTCTACACGAGCTTCATTACCTTTGGTACTGCTGTAAATAGCTTTCTGGATTTTTAAACTATCCAGCAAAGACTTACGAATACCAGTAATAATAGTCTGTTTTTCAGAACCTTTCTTTACCTGAGGTGTAGCGAGAATTTTCTTAGCCTCTTCTACGCTATTCGGGATTTCTTGCCCGTTTCTATAATATACTTCATCAGCAATCTGCTCATTATATTCTGCTACGATTGCTTTATATACAGGATGTGATTTGTTTGGACAAGACATTATTTACACATTTTATTATATTCTTCTACTAATAATTCAAATGACATGCGTGGAGCAAGACTTATTTTTAACCCAGCTTTAGCTTTAGTGGTCTCATCAACTGTAGGATTATTGTATATCTGCATGTAATATTCAGCAAGTTGTTGCCTCATCTGAGCCTCGTTAAGAACTGCTTTATTTTCAGGTGAAGGATTAGCTTTAATAGAAGCAGGTAAAGGTGCAGGATTAAACATAGACATAGAACCAGTCTCACCTGGAATAGTACCTAACTCACTTTGATCGAAAGGTTTTAACAATCCGCCTAATCCTGTTGTAGGCATTTTTACAGCAGACTCTGCAGCTTGTTGGGCTATTTGTAAAGCTTTAAGATCATTTGTTATATCCTCAGATCCTGTAGGTACAGACATAGCAGCATTAGCATCCTCATTTATCTGAGCTGCATTTACTTGTTTAGCTGCAAGCTTTCTTTGTAAGTGCTCAGTAACTCGTTCCTTTTCTTCCTTAGTCATAGAATAAGTTATAAAGTTATCTACATTACTACCAGAATAAGTCACTGGTTCATAGACAGCAGAAGCTCCATTAAAATTACCAAGTTCTGCAGTACCTGTAAGAAAATCAATATTTTCTATAGCTACACCGTTGATACTTTTTAGTCTATATAAAGTTCTGGTTTTTCTAGGACCGTACTTTAAATATAAAGGAAAGGAAGTACTTCTATTACCATCTTTAGTATCTATGGCTCCTAAGTCATCATGCCTAGAATTACGTACTATACGTGCTTCGTCTTCTGTATAACCTCTTATTTTATCTACTACTGGAAAGTGTAATTCATTTGTAGTAGAATCTACAAACGCATATGCAGAAGTACGTTTATTAACAGGTAATGCAAATACTGCACGACTATTGTTAATATCAGTAAAGAACCTATCCATAAAATCTAACATAATCTGTTGCTTAGTAGCACCAAATCTATCATTAAATTTAGTAGGATCCATAGTGTTTAGAGCATCCATAGAAAGCTGGATATTATCAGAGATAATCTTAAACCTATGATTAGGGATGTAGCTTACAAAAGAGTTATTCTTAAACTGCAGACTATTTCTAGCCATCTCATAGAAGAACAACTCGTTTGCTAAAGCTCTACCTTCAGCGCTATGATTAAATAGAGTATCAAAAGCATCCAATACTTTACCAGCAAACTCTTTCTGGTTCCTAGTATTAATGTTGATAGCCATAAAACCTGTAGTCTCTGACTCTTTGTAATTGATTAACTTAAAGAATAAGTTATTACGCATCTCTGGATACGTAGTTACAAAATTATCTATTTTATCCTTTAACGTGTTACCTTTTTCTGCCAGCTCTTTATACAGCAATCCTCCAAAGTCAGGCATAGGGCTAGTCATGTTAGTTGCCCACCATTTTCTAAATGCTAGACTGTTTAAATAACTTTCAAGGTTACGTCTAAAACTTCTAAGAGCTTTTCTACGTACAGCTGTTTGTACCTTACGTATATTGTTATTTACAATAGTCTTTGCTTTTTCTACAAACTCTGTTTTAGATACAAAGACTTTCTTAGCTATGTCTTGCTTCTCAAAGAATTCTGTAAGATTAGCTCTTAAGAGTGGATCATTTTGGATAATAGGTAACAAGTCAAAAGGTACTGTACTTACTCCAGCAGCTGCAGCCTTCTTAGCATCTACTCTTCTTGGGTCTATGTGGGTAAAGTAAAGCTTGTTATCTTGCTTTACTACCTTAATATTCATATCTTCTAAGTTTTGAAGTAGCTGATCATCAGCTGAGAAAGATCTATCATTCTCTGCACCACTAATACCCTTAGTCATTTTAATAAGAGCATTAGTTTTATTCAAGAAGATTTGCTGGTCATTAAGTTTAATATAAGCCATCAGCATTTTGTACTGCGCTTTATAATAATCAATGATAGAAAATCCTGGAATAACTGCACTTTCCAATCTACTATAGTAAGTCTCTTTATTAGAATCTAAAGAATATGCTTTACCTAAAGAACTATATGGTAAGTACTTTGTAAGTTCTTCATAAGTAAGCTCTTCTTGCAGTAAATCATTAAGCTTAACTTCAGGGTCATACTCTTTAATCTTTTGAATTAGCTCTTCTATAAGACCATCCTGTGTAGCTTTGACGCTCTTATCCTGCTCATCCAATGTCTGAATATTATAAGACTTAGTTTGTTTTAATAGTCTTACTACATATTCATTGTTGATTAAAAGGACCATTTGCTTCAAAGGAACACCCTGCTGTACTCCATAACTTACTACACCTAATGTTTCAAGACCTAAGTTAAGTAGCTTGTTAAACAGGTACTTACTGTTATCTGTCATAGAAGAAGTAGCAGTAGACAAAGTATCCATGATACGTACTGTGCCTCCTTCTTTTGATTTAGTCTCAGAAGCTTTAAACTTATCTTTAACAATACCAGCAGTAGTCAGTCCATCTATTTTTACACCTTCTCCAATTAATGGTAATCCGAATTTAGAGAAAGTAGCATACTGTTGAGTAGCATTTACTGCTGCACCAATAGCAATAGAGCCTGCTTTATTTGCACTGAAAGCTTTAATCAATCCGCTTATAGAAAAAGTAACTTTCTTTTTACCATAGTCTAAGCCATCCTTTTGATAACCTAACAACTGCATTATTTCTGGTAATACTTCATCTTTAATCTGACGAAGGGTAGCTGGAGTTAGACCAATCTCTTTTCTAATATGCTCATTTGTAAGAAGGGCTGTTTTATAATCAAGCAGCTCATTATTTAAAGCACCTATATTAGCAGGCTTTTCTTTATTGAAAGCTTCTTCTGTTGTAGGCATATCCAGTTCTTGCATAGCATACTTTACAAACCGCTCTTCAATTTGCTCTACAAGCTTTGTAATAGGCTCTAGCTCTTTTCTAACTGCCTTTATGTCTTCTAAAATTTCTTTCTCAGCAGCCCTACCAGTAAGTATAGGTAATACAGAATCTTCAGGATTATCCAGGTAATCTAGAATTTCTTGTCTTTCTTTATACCTTTCTCTAAGCTCAGTTTTCTTTTGCTTCTCTAGCTTCTTAGCCTCTTTAAAAGTTTGAGCTAAGGAAGAATTAGATTTCTTTTCTGCTTTTACAATACTAGCTACAAAAGGATTATTCTTTGTGTGCCATAATACATATTGCTGGAAAGCACTGTCTTCTGTATTACCATAAGCCATGAACTTAGGTCTTCCATTTGCATCTTTCTTTACATAATGATCCACTCTATGAATATAGAATGAGTCAATATCAAAGTCAGATCCTGTAAGAATGATAAGCTCTTTAGGGAAGATTGCATTAGAACCCATCTCAGCAGGAAGAATGTCTACAATCTTTAAGGCCATAGCAGAATGCTTATCCTGTGTAGGAATTCTCACACCTAACATATAAGCAATTTCTTCGGGAATTTCATCACCAGGTCTAAGACCAAACTGCTCTGCAAAATGGAATGGTAAGATAATTTCTGCATAGCGTCCTATAATATTACCTGCAGCATCATACCTAGGTTGATCAAATGCTAACTCTCTAGTACCATATTCAGCCGTCTCGTATTTATCAGGGTCTGCTAAGTATTGCCTATTAGTAATTATTTTACCAGTGCTTTTATCAAAGATTATATTATGTCCAAAGCCTGATTGTAATGTAGTCTTGTAGCCAGCAATCTTTTGACTAAAAATCTTATTAAAGTGAGCATTAAACATCTCCTCAAACTTACTGACTACATCTGGTAAGTTGATATTATAAATAGGAGTACCACTAGGAGTAGTCTCTAAAATACTTAGCAACTTGTCAGAAGCTCCTGATTGTTCAAGAGTCTCTTTAAAAATAGAAACAAGCCTTTTAAGCTTAGGAGTTACAACTCCTTGCTTTACTTCTGATATAAAACTCTTAGTAAACTTTGCAAACTCTGTGACACGCATTCCTAAAACTTGGGAATACATTTCATTGATTTGCCCTATAGTCATTTTCTTACCATTAGGTAAAATCACTTCTACTGAAGGGTCTTGCTCTACTGATAAAACTTTTAAAAGCTGTGTAGGATCTTTTATGTTTAGTTTGTTACTAGGATTTTCTTGCTGTAACCTAAAGTAGTCCCTGTTTATAACTTGAATCTCTTCTTTATAAATGTTAGGTAAGCTGTTATCTTTATTAAGCATAACAGGGTTTTTGATCATCTTCTTACTCATAGAAGGAGGACCCATTAAATGGATTTTAGTAGGACCATCTTCCATTTTAGAACGCATGTCATGTAACCACTCTTTACCTTTCTGCGCTACCCAAGTATCAATACTATAAGACTTACCGTCTTTAGTAGTATAAGTAACTTTCTTACGACGAGAGGTCTGTGACTTTTGTAGAGGTGCTATAGATAACTTAAGGTACACATTACCATCATAATAAACCATCTTAAGAGAGTTCATCATGATTTGGTTCTCTGCTAAATACCTTTGATCACCTGCAGTTATTTCTTTACCTTCTGCAATCTTATCGTAAATTGTATGACCTCTTTCAGTCATTCTTCCTAATGAAGAATAAATCTCACGGAACAGCTCTGTAGATCCATAGCCTTGTGCATCAGCTACTGCAATCTTACCGTCCTTTAAAGCTTTCTTAAGTTGGTCCTCAGTCAGCTCATTCTTAAGCTCAAGAAACTCTTCACTAAATTCTGTACTGTTTTTCTTATATACAGGAACTATTTTAGTTGGTCCTAATGCATAAGCATCACTCTTAATCTCATCAAAATCAGGAGTAATGTATGTAGCAAAATTAAAGCTAGTTTTCTTTACACCTCTGAATGTAACTAATGAAGTATTTCTACCAGAAGCATTCCTACCTTTATCACGCTTAAACTTATCAATAAAATCTTTTAAGGTAAGCGCAGGATCTCCTTCTAACATTTGGTTAGCTGCTAAATTATTCAGCATGTTAGACAAGTAAGTCTGCTTGATGTTAGTCCTAAGATTATCTGTTACAAAAAGCTGATTAGGATTATCCTTTTCAAATGTATTAGAATAACCTGCAGGTAGCAAGATGTTTTGTAAAGCCCCGTTAGGACCTTTTCTTAAAATACCTAGCTCTACAAGTTCATCAATATGATCATCTATTTCTTGTTCTAACCAAGCATTTAGACCTGTCTTAAGTTCTTCTTTAAAGCTTGATAAATCTTGAGCTTCAATCATCTCTTCCATCTTAGCTTGAGCCATATCACCATAGATGCTTTCAAGAATTACTTGATTGTCAGCCCAGAACTTAGCAGCTCTGTGTTTATCTACAGGACCATAGTTGTAGTTAAGAATTCTAACACCGTTAAACTTACCATTTTGGTAACTCTTAATCCTTCTGTGTTCACGTTCTAACTCTTTATACAATGACTCTAAATAAGAATCATTAATAGTCCCAGTCTCTGGATCTACAGCATTGATAATCTCTAAAGATACTGTGTCTGCTGTATTACCAGACTCCATTACAGTAAGAAGAACTGGGCGTTTAGAAATTACTTTTCCATTAGCATAAACTGTCTCTTTAGTTGATGCATATAAAATGTACTGCAGCAAAGCAAACTCTCGGTCTGTCATACGTCCATATGTCACACCTTCAGTTACACGAGCTTCTATGTTTATCTTATTTTCTTTTGTGTCTGCTTTATAGTCAATAGATCTTTCACGTAAACCATCAATACGAGTTACTTTAAGAGTGCTTCTAATAGCATCCCAATTCTTAGAAGTAAGCAAGTAATTGTCTAGTAGATACTCAAACATAGGATCTTGCTCAGCCTTCTTTTGAAGTTCTTCATAAGTCCAATCTTCAGAAGTAGCAATTTCAAACATTTTCCTGATAGTGAAAGTATCAGTTTGCAAGCCGTAAATCATCTTACCCTCTGCGTTTATAAACGTAGAAGGTTCTACTGATTCATCAAAAATAGCATTATCTCTAGCTATGTCTTTAGCTCTAGTTACAGCTCCTTTAATACCAGCATCTTTCTTTTCTTCTCGTCTAAAAGGATTAGCCTTGTCCATTTCATAAGACAAAGCTTGTAAATGCTCAAGAGTCTGAGTAAAATCAGTACCTAACTTATAAAGGTTTAGCCTACTCAATTGTCTTTCTGACTTTACCTGGAGATTAGGATTAGCTAGTAAAAGGTATTTAATGTACCCTACAGATAAATCTAAACCTGCTATCCTAGCCTGGCTTTTAATTTTTAGAGCTTTATCTACTAACTCTTGTTCTGTAAATGAAACAACGTCTTCTGATAAAAGAGTAATTACATTTTGAATAGCAGTCTTCTTAGCAGTTTTATCATTAGGAGACATATCGTAGTTATTAGCCCAAGACTCTACTTGGACTGTATCTACGTCTCTTACATTTGATTTAATAGGCTCTATTAATGAGCCTCTAGGATCATCTTTTTTCTTATTAGGTCCTGCAGGATCTACAGAAGCAAAGTAATAATCTACATTCCAAAGGTTAAAAGCTGTAGCAACCATTTGTACCTCAGCTTCATCCTTCAGTTTTACTCCACTAAGATCTGCTTTACCTGTAACAGGGTCACGTTTAATACCCACAGACTCAAAGAATCTTGCAATAAACTGGCTCATTTCACCTGGAGTATCCAGTTGATCAGCCATAATATCCAATACTTTGTTCTTATCTGCTTGGTTAGCAGTTATCTTAGATAGGCCATTATATACCTTTTTAGGATCAACTGCTACTCTAACTGGTATACCTTCAAACTCTTCAATGTTAGTACCTAAGTACTGATTTAGAGTAACCTCATATACAGTAAGAGCAATCTTCTTTTTTAGTTTTTTAGATAAGCTACCAAAGCCTCCTATCTGTTCCTGATTTTTATCATAGTTTCTTTCAGGACTATCATCAGAAAACTCAGTATCTGTTACATCTAAAGTAGTCTCATCTACATTATACTTGTTTAGAGTCTTCATTACTTCAGACGCTAACTCTTCAATAGATGCTTGGTTAGTGTACAAGTATATGAGATCTTGATACCTTTTAATACCTGCTACATCTTTAGATGCAAGAAGAGTTTGAGCAACAGAACTTTGAGGATTAAACTTCAACCCTTCTTTTTCTATTACTTTTAGGATAACCTCTTCTACATTATCATTATCATAAGCTCCAGTTTCATCAGCAGCAGTTTTATTCAGCTGTTCTTCTATAATATCCAGTACTAAAGAAGCAATTTTATTTACTTCTACTGTCTGTGTAGCACTATCTAAATACCTGTGATTGCCTGTAGTAGGATCAGTATGAAGGAATATATTGTTATACGCAGGAGCATGACCATAAGCTGAAGTATCAAACCTATTGTTTACTTTAACTGCATTCTTGAACTTACCTTTTTCAATCTGTGCAAATAAAGTATCTAGTTCACTAGTCTGTGTAAAACGGAATAAGTTCTTGATCTTTTCAAACAATCTTTGTAAGAAAGTCTTCTTACCTTTATTGTTCATATAATCCTTGAACTTTTCAGCCATGTACTCTTCAAGGATAAGCATGTCTACTACTTCAGGTAAAAGTGTAGCAGCCTCTGGTGTAAGTTTTAAGTACTCCTGCTTATGCTTTACATAGCTTTTACCTTCTTTAGCTAACTGCTCACGAAGCTCTTTTTTAGCTATAGCATAGTAATTATTCTGCTCTGTGTTAGTAAGCATAGTTCTAAACACAGCGTGGAACGCCTCATGGTACTCAGTACCTACAGTAGCTGCAGCAAAAAGCTTAATTATGTTATTATTAAAATAGCCAAGGGTAGTTACACCATTAATAATATTAGCTTCTAATGCATCAAGTTCTTCTGCTGTAATCCAGCTAGGAAGGATCTTACGTAGATTAGCAAAAGCTGTAGCAAGATTAATACGTTCTTCTTCTGTTAATGTGCTACGCTCTACTCTTGAAAAAGCAGCAGGAGGTCCTGGTCTACTTGATTGTGTATTGTCAAATTGTACAGGAATATCTCCAGCTGTATTATCTGGACTAAACTGTGTACCTGTAGGAATAGGCGTAGAAGTAATAGTATTTAAAACACCTGTTAAATTAGTTTGAGGTCCTGTAGCACTATCAATAGGGTTTACTCCTGGACTAGATTGTGCTTTTTGAGCAGCAATAAGAGCCTCTAAATCTCTTTTAGCTTGCTCAATCTCTTCAGTAGAACTAGTTCCTTTAGCTGCTGACTGAACAGGAGCAGCAGTAACAGTAGTTGCTAACTTAGTACGTACTGCCTCTATATCAGAAGCTTTAGCTTGGTAGATTAAAACTTCTCTTGGGGTAAGCTGTACACCTTGCTTAATCTTACTAGCTATTGAGTTAATAATACTATCATTTACATTACCTGTATTTATAAACTCATTATATGCAGCATCTCCAATAACTTCTTTTACCACATTACCTGTCACAACAGCAGGAGCTGTTGGTTTTAAAGCAGTTAGTTCTGCATCATATTTAGCATTAATAACATCTTCTACGTTTATATCTAAAATAGAAGTATCTCCACCAAGTACAGTAACTGAAGCAGGTATTTTAAGCTCAGTTCCCAAGTAATCAAGTGTAAGATTACCATTAGAAAATCCAATAGGCATTCTTTCCCATCCTAATACATCTGTTAAATACTCTCTAAATTTTTTAAGTAGATCTTTTTCATTACCTCTAACTTTAATATAATTAGAAGGAGGAATAGTTTTTAATTGTTCTAAATCTGCTTTTATATTTCTTTCTATCTCTGCTTTCTTATTAGCAACAGGAGCAGGTTGAGTAGCTGCAGGAGGAGGTGAGCCTGCAGGTTTATAATCAGGAATAAGCACTGCTTCATTGAACCTGAATATAAGCTTCTGGTCTGAATTTTTAGGCTCTGTAGTAGAAGCAAGTTTAGATTCTAGATCTTGCACACTACTTAAAGATTGGGTACTGGTACTTGGATTAGTCTTAAATGCATTTACAGTAAGAGCTGTAGTACCTACAAGTGGACCTCCTGCTCTAGATAGAACAGCACGTCTATTTTCAAACTCTTCAATTAATTGATCGAATGTTCCTACCATACCTTCTATGTTCAAGAACATGGTAGTTTTATCTTCATTAAGTTGCCACCTTACTCCTTGGATAGTGCCTTCTTGAGGCTTATTTTTAAAGAAGGTAGGTGAACTAATACTTAATGAATACCCAGCTTTTCTTTCTTTACCTTGCTTGTCTTTACTCTTATAGTTAGGTAAAATCTTTAATCTAAAGTCTGAAGCATAAGAACCATTATCACCAAATGCTATGAACAACTTATTATTTATAGCATCGCTGATAGCCTTTCTTCCTTCTTTAGTACCAGGATCAGCTCCTGGAACAAGAGCTTCATTAAGTTGTTTCATCAACTCTACTCCATCTGTAAAAGAAGTAGAAGGAGTTAAAGCGGTCCATCTATAAGATACACCATTAATTTTAATAGGACCTCCAGGTTGTTCTACTAAAGCCCAGTATCTTGAGTAAGCACGGGTTTCAGTTTTAATCCTGTGTAGATCTTTAAATGCATCTACAAGCTCAGGCTTTACTACTCTTTGTCCAAGAGTTCCTTCAGGAGCACCTGCAGGAATTTCTACAGAGTAAGCATCTGTTTGACTTGTATTGTATGTGTTTATTTTCTCATTTTGAGAAAGATCAGTCTCTTCTTTACGAGCAGTATCTACAATTAAACTTTTACCTGCAGCATTTCTATATAAAGTAAATTCAGAAAGGGGTACAAAGTCTTGACCTACTTGTACATATTTAAACCTACCAGTAGTCAAGTGAGGTACTACTAATCCTAGCAACTCAGCATTACTGACTGTACCAAAATTACCACCTTTTAAAAACTTATCTGATGTTACATAATCATGAAAAGCTTTTGCTGCACTGTATGCTTTTTTAAACTCAGCTAAAGGATACTCAGGGTTATTACCAAAGTAAGACTGGTACTGCTGTTGAGTCATAGTCTCAATAGGAATAGGAGCACCTGTAACTTTATCTATGAATGTATCATAGAAAGTTATAAACCCTAAAGGCTTTCCTTTAAAAGTTACTACAAGACTAAACTCTGAAGCTTGCTTAGCTAACTTAGGATGCTCAGTTCCTTTTTCTGCAGAACCAAAAGGTATCCTACGTTTCTCTTGAAACCTGTCTACATCTAGAGCAAGGTAATCATAGAAATTTTCAGTAGCTAGAAGTTCTTCAAACAACGCAGGATCCTCAGTCCTAGTGACAACCTCTTGGAATTCTCTAGGTCCTTTGAACATGCTTTGGAAAAAAGCATCTAGAGTACTTACAGCTTCTTGCTCCTTAGCTTGACTTACTTGTGCAGAAAGTTTGTCTAGATCACGTTGAAACTTCTCTTCATTAATAGGAAACCCTAAAGCTCTAGCTTCTGCAATAACCTTAGCTTTTTCTGCAGCAGTATTAGCATTCCTATACTTAGTCTGCAAATCTTTTAAAATACTTTGCTTCTCTTCTCTAAACTTAATCTCTTCATTAAGAGCAGAAGCATACTCAAGTTTAGTTGCATACTCAGGACTTTGAGGGTCAAGATTTGACAGCTCTTTTTGAGTTTCATTGTAAAGATCTACTAAATCTTGATCTTCAATTTTAGCAATATCTAATTCCTCTCCTCCAGGAGTAACTGTAGGTTTAGACCTATCTTGAGTACCTACATTATTAATAATCTCTGCAGCTTCTTGCTCTGTTGTAACAAGTGGGCCTTCTTTAGCAGCATCTCTTTTGGCCTTTTCATTAGACATAATAGACTTAAGCATTTCCTTTTGGAAATTCCTAGTAGCACCTCTAGCTTTAGGATTTCTTAAATCATTTATGTAAGAAATTACTTGTTCTCTTTTTTCAGCTAACTTATTTAAATCTGCAAGAGTTTCAAGTATTTCATCAGAGACTAAAGGGTACTTATCAGTTAATTGCTGTACAGCATTATTATATTCTTTTCTGTACTCATCTAATAGCAAATCTCTGTATTCTTGGTAATCAATTCTTTCTGTAGGAGTAGCCTTTAATCCAAGAACCTTCTCAAGCTTTTTATTATAATCTTCAGCAGCCTTATCATACTCTTCATAACGCTCTTCCATGTTTTCACTGGTAAGCATTTTATGAGCAAGTATCATTCTCTTACGAGCTGAATCTAATTCAGCAGAACCTGTAAGTTGGGTAAGGGCTTTACCCATAGAAGTTTCCCTTTCTTCTATATTATCAAGTGTAAAAGATGCCTCATATAAAGCATTCTTTAACCATTGATTTTCTGCAATCTGTTCAGGAGTACCTTGAGAGAGTCCATACATGCGCTGGATATTCTCATGCATCTTTTCAAATCTATTGATCCTGGTTAAGATTTTATCTATTGCTGCATTCTTATCTCCAAGTTTAGTTTCTTCAAATCCAAAAAATTGTGCAGCATCTGTATCAGGAGCTTGTTTAAGGCTTTCTAATCTAGCCTTTAGAATATCTGTCTGGTCAGTTTCAATATAAGCCTGTACATATTTACCAAGCGCAAAAGATTCTTTATTATTAGCTTCAAATAAATCTTTATTCTTCTTAGCTTCTTCTGATGCATTTAGTGCATTGTTAGCTAATAAGAAATTAGCCATTTTAGACCCACCTGTAACAAACTCTGGGTCACTCATTTGGACTTCAATACGTTTCTTAGTATTTGCTTCACGAGCAATACGTTCAGACTTAGCACCTTTTAAACCAAAAGGTCCACCCACAATACCACCAATAAGAATAGACTGAAGACCTTCTTTGCTACTTAAAGATTCATCTATACCTTCGGCCATACCTCCAACTACTGCTTCTAACCAATCTTGTTTTCCAAGCACATAGTTATTTACAAATTGTTGAGAAGCTATGTTAGATGCAAACTGCCCACCTTCTTGTAAAGCTTCAGGAAAAGCACCTTTCAAGAAAGCTTCTCCACCATTTACTAAGGCACGTCTAGAGTTATCTAGAGTAGCATCTTTAAGGATTAATTTACCAGCATCATCTACTGTTCTAGTAATCCTGTTATATTCTCTAATAGAAGCTTTAGTACCAGGGTTAATAAATCTACCTAACAATATCATGTCTGTAGGACCTGTAATTGCTAGATTCATTATGTAGTTACTATTAGCCGCATCTTTAGCTAAACTCTGTATCTCTTCATCTGTCTTTCCTATAAAGGCAGGATCTCCAGCTTCTCTTAATCTTTCAGCTTGTAAAATATATCCTTCATAAGTCTCTCTAGATTCTAAAGCAGACTCTCCATGCGCCATAACCATACCTATACCAAACTGCTTAGCCATAGGTAAAGTCTCTTTAAATAGTTGGCTTGCTGTAACGCCTTTTTGTAAAACTTGTTCTGCAGAAGCTGCATCAGAAATAAGTCTTCCTGAAGCTGCAGCTTTACTTAAACCAAATAATTTTCCTAAGCCATAACCTGCAGCTAAAGAACCTATAGTATACCCTGCTCCATTAAATACTTTATCAAACCAAAAATTTGCAGAACCTGCAGTACCTGGAAGAGCACCTTGATACCAAGCTGCATCTTTTTCAGCTTGACTGTAATAAAAAGGAGCTACTTCTCTAGTCCAGTCTGTAAGAGGAGTTATAATATTATCAGTAAAATCATTCTTCCATATCTTCTCACTATCTTGATTTATAGCCGCTGCTGTAATACCATACGCAAATCCTACTGTAGCTTCTAATGCACCAGTAGTAGCACTAGATGCCATACCTGCTAAACCATTACCAAACTTATCTAACGAAGATTGTCTTCCAGCTCTAAGCTCTTCAATATCCATATTAGGTAATAACCCTTTATCATATTGAGAAGGCTCAGAATAAATACTTACGCTAGGTATAGCTAGGTTCTCATAATACCTCTTAAGAGCTGGATTGTCAGGAGAGATATTATTTATAATAGGAGGTCTAGACATCTTATTGATTTTGGAATAATTTACTTAAAATGATGTTTCTTAAAGGTTCAGATTGTGAGTACAAAGTAAGTACTGAAGTCCTTAAGTCTGCAGGAGTAGTATTTTCAAACTGGAAAACTTCTCCATTTTCTCTAATAATTCTAAAACTAAGTTTAGGATTAGCTTTAGAGTCTGCGGATAATACAGCTGGAGCTATAATAATATTAGCCTCATCCATAAACTTGATAGGCATCTTCATACTATTTGCAGACAATACCATATTCTCAATTAAAGGGCCTATATAAGTACTAAAGTCTTGTTTAAGCTCAGCATCATTTTTACCTACATATAAAGTTTGCGTTGTACCATCTTTACTTTTTACTAAAACAGATTCAGGAATAGCAAAGCTATATTTCTGAGCTCCTGGAATGTTTAAAGGTACAGTATTATCAGAACTTAAAGTTCCTTGAGCAGCTATAACTTCCCAACCTTCATCTCTTAATTGAGTACCAGGGATTACATTTTTAGTTTTAGGACTGTAGAATGTATAATTTTCCATTTGTACATTATACATATCCCCTATTTGTTTGGCCTTAGTAGCATTTTTATAACCATTTACTACAGAAGAAACCTTGACATTTTTACGTTTAGCAATATTATCATTAATAATTTTCCAATCATTGCTAGTTAAATTATTTATAGGAGTGCTTGCAAGTGTAGGAATTTCACTTTTTACATAGTTAACTACTTCTCTATCATAAACAGGAAGAGCATCATAAATTTGCTGAGAGCTTCTGTCTACTTTAATACGTTTAGGAACTTCTATTGTTTGACCTGTCTCATCTACTACTTCATAATCTACTTCTCCAGTCATTGTAGTATAAGGAAGAGACGCATTTTGAATGTTCTTTAAAACATTATCTATATCATTAGCTTCTTGTTGATAGCTCATAGCTAAAGGAGCAGTTGCAGCTTCTTCTTCTTTCTTGCGTTGGTCTGCAGCATATTGGTCATACACATAGTCATAATCATATTTCTCATATGATTCTCGTTGAGCTAAGTTTTGACCTATACCTGCATAAAAATCATGTAGAGCAGCTGCAGGTCCTGTTAAAGTTTCATATACAATATTACCTTGTTTGTCTTTACCTTTTGCAACTTGTTTTGTATAGCTAGGATCAACAGAACTTGCTACTAACTTATTTACAGTTCTTAACTCAGGTATGTTTAATCCCATAGAATATACACCTTTTGCTACTTCATCAAAGGATACAAACTCTTTTGTACCATGTACTAAATAACCTGTATAAGCACCAGTCTTAGGATCATAATAAGGAGTTAATCCCATAGGATATTTAGTAGCCTTCCATTTAGAAGTTGCTTCATCTAGTATTTTAAATACTTCAGGTAATTTAGGCATAGCACCTAAACTAAGATTTGTGGTAAGACCTTTTTCATCCCTACCATGACCACCCATTGCAGCGTATTGTTCAAGAGGTTGTGCAATTGCAGCTTTGTATACAAAGTCATCTAGCCCTGAAAATTTACCATCCATAGAGCTCTTTTTATAATCTTCTTGAGCTTGTTCTAAAGCTACAGCTTTTTGATGCATTTGTCCTAAATCTCCATAGGTAGCATCTTGCATAAACTTAGATTTAACTTGTCTAAGTCCTGACATCATAGCTGCAGGATTTCCTCTAGTCTCATCATATAAAGTAGATACCATATTCCTATAAAGATTAAGACGTTCATCTCTTTTAGGAGTATCTATATCTTTGATAGCTTTTAGCTTACTAAACTCTGCCTCAAGATCTGTATATAATTTATCAGCTTCTTCTTCTTTCTTAGCTCTTTTCTCATACCCATATGCTAATGCCTCAAAAGGTAATGGTGCGATTTTTACATCTAGCCATTTAGTCCACGGTGATATTGCCATGTCTTATAGTATTATTTAAATTTCCTAATTGCTCTCATTCTATTTAATGCAGGTATAGAAGTATCTGGTGTAAACTTAAACTGTCCTATATCACCTGTAGTTCTATTACCTCCAGCTGTGTAACTGTTAATATCTATATCAGATAAACCAGGTACAGTAGTGTTAGTAGAAGGAGGATAAGCCATACGCAAAGCATCCATCATTTGTTTGTTCTGCCAGAGTTGACCTGCACCTTGACCGATATTTTCTAAACCTTTTCCTATTCCTGCTACTTTATTTTCTCTAGCTTGTTGAGCAAGATAATCACGATTCATACGCATCTGCATGTTAGATTGCTGAATAGCTTTATTCAATCTATCAGTTTCCATGCGACCCATTCTATTTCTATTCTCAAGAGCTTCTTCATACGCAGCTAAGTTTTGTTGATATGTATTAGTACCAGATTGTAAAGCAGCTAAAGCATTAGAGCCTCCAATCTGACGTGCATTATATTTATTAGCCATATAAGCACCAAGCATACCTTTACGTCCAGCTTCTCCAGTCATATCTTGCCACTTCGTATCAGCAGGAGTTTCATAGCTACCAGGCTTCCAAGCTTTCTCAAAGATACCACGACCTAAGTTATAAGCAGCAGGTAAGAACTGAGCAGCCATTAAGTACTTATCCATCTGACTAGTACCCATGCCAGCACCTGTAGATTTATTAGCAGTTGTACCAGCTGTACTAGCATCGGCACTTTCATCTAAACCAGCACCAGTCAATCTACTGTAGAAAGCAGGATAAGTACCCTCTCCACGAAGAGGTTTGTTTACATTTTTATAAGCATCACTTACTTCTGAAGCACCCATAAGTTGATACTGAGGTTCAGCTATACTAAGAGGATTTACAGCCGCACCTATTGAATTAAGAGTACGCATTGGAGCCATAGGCATAGAGTCTTGAAACCCTTGTAAATAAGAATTTATACCTGGCATAGGATTAGTCATAGGACCATAACCATCACTATTAAAATCGTAGTAAGGGTTTAATCTAACTCCAGCTCCTCCGTCATATCTAGGAACCATACCACCTCTAGCATACATACGCTTAATTGCTCCACCATATTTAGCTACTATACGATTCATTGCTGCACCAGCTTTTTGTTCTTCAAGTGCAGCTATTTGTGCATCTTTAGCTTCTTTTTGAGCTTTCTCTCTTTCTATTGCATTAAACTTTGAAGCTAAAGCTATAAGATCACGGTTATTATAATCTTTTAGCATTGATTCAGTTTTGGCTTTAGTTCCTATAAATTGACTATTACCTACATTCCACATACTTTCTCCTCTTTCTACATTTATATCTCCACTTTTTGTAGGTACAGTACCTGAAGGATCTATACCTATTTCAGGATGAGGAGCCATACCACCAGAAGCATATTTAGTTTTAGGTTTAGCATTAAGCCATTGATTGTATTTATCTTTTAAAGACATTGGTTCTTTTTCAGGCATACCACCCATAGCAAAGATAGGCATTTGTAAACCTTCTGGGTAGTTTATTGCACCTCCCATAGCCATACCCATGTTAGAATGATTCTTCATACTTATTACATGAGATAAGTCTCCTATTTTAGTAGTACCTCCCATACCATAAGCATCTACCATACCACCATACTCTTTCTTTTCAGCAGCACGAATCTTCCTTTCTTGCTTCAGCATTTCTTTAGTAGGCTTACGACCTGATCCTTTATTAGCTCTAATATTATCCCAAAGACCACGACGAGAATAAGAACCATCTTTACGCTTAATCATACCTCCACGACCATAGTCTTCCATCATTGCATATCCACCCATCTCATACATCTCAGGAGTAGGCATACCCATAAGTTGATATACATCTACTACACCACCTTGTGCATAACTATCTATATAATCTTGTGCTTCACCTGGACTCATGTGAGATTCAAGTCTAGAGCGTAGTACATTATCTGGAATTTTACCTCCATCTTCAAAAGTTAAAGACACTCCAGCATTAGGATTTTTACCTATGTTTATAAAAGGCTTTACATTTTTCATAGGATATGAAACACGCATTCCATAATCTGCAGGAATTTTTTTAAAGTATTCATTACCTACACCTACAAGATAAGGAGACACATTTAAATTATTATCTCCCCGATAATTAAATCCTAAACCTCCTATAAACATATTACTATTAGGATCTCTAGTTAAAAAACCTTGAGGTTGAAAATTAGAAGATTCTGATTGTTTTAATTTGTTTAATTTTAAATCTATGTCAGAACCTTCTCCATACATATCTACATAACCACCTTCTTCTTTCTTCTTACGTTTAGCAGCCATCTTATGAAAAGTCTTAGCTAAAGCTAAAGCACGTCCTGTACATCCAGGTTTAGACATAGGAGTACATTTACCTTCTGTACCACGCTTTTTAATAGAAGCAGTGGCTTTTTGTATCCACCCACCTTTCTTATATTCTTCTACCATTCCACCCATAGCCATTTCAAATGCTTCTTGAGTAGGATATTGTTGATAGAACTCTTGTTCAGAGAGTCCAGTCATTTCAAGTATTTCTTGTTTAGTCATGTTATTTAAGATTATCTAGCCAGCCGCCAGAAGATTTTTTGTTATCAATCAAACCACCTTGTTTATGAAACCTTACTATATGGTCATATCCTCCTAAATTATTTTTAACCTTTCCTATACGTTTCATATTTAATCCTGTACCAACAACTTCTCGTTCTTTAGCAGTAGCATCAGAAAAAGCCCTTCCAAATTTTTCAATAGTTTCACGTCTTCTTATATCTTTAGGATCTACTCTATTTACCATTTCTAAAATAGTTTCTTCTGGTAAATCTTCATATACCTGTTTTATAAAAAGAGGGTGCGCTTCTTTAAGAGATCTATTAGGTACTACAATTCTGTCTGTATCAGCTATATTTTGCATTGTACCTCCAACACCTGCAGAAAAAGAAGTAGGCCTATTACCTAAATTAAATAAATTATTTTCAAAGTTTAAAAATTCTTTTACATCAGGTCTTACTCTTCTAGTAAGAATAACTTTAGAAGAAGGCTCTTTTAAAGAAGCTGTTGCTATTATGTTATGCATAGCTCTTCTATTCTTTTTAACTGTAGAAGTTAAATCGTGTTTCTTTAACATACTATTAAACCCAGTATAAGGAGTGCTCCCAGCTGCATAGTCAGCCATAATTGCTTTTTCTTGTGGTGTAAGAACTCTATTATTTTGAAGCTCTTTAAACATTCTTTCAGATTCTTCTTGAGTTAGATTAACTGCGGGACTTTTCCAAGCAATTGGTAAAGAAGATTCTCCTGTAGCAATTTCATTATATAAACTTTTTACTCCTTTACTAAAATCAGTTATACCTGTTGTAGCTTCACTAGCTACATTTTTACCATATTGTCCAAGTGCTTTAGCTAATGGTTGGCCAGCTTTAAACCCGCCAAAGAAAGCCATAGCTAGTGGATCATCTAGTACACTATTACCTGCACCAGGTTCTTGTATACCTTTCTTGTAGTCTTCTACAGAATATTTACTTTGATCTTTAGCTATAACTTTTTCACGCCTCTCTTTCTCTCTAGATGCAGGAGTAGATATGACTCTACCTGTAGTAGTAGTAACGGGTTGATTAGCTTTAGCTAAACCAGATTGTACAGTAGCAGGATTAAGATAAGGTTTAGTTATATCTACATCTCCTCCTTCTTCATAAAAATCTAACCATCCTCCATTAGCTTTTTTCTGAGGAGCTCTATAACCCATCTTTAATAACTGCTCTTCAGTGTATACTGGAGGTACTTGAGGTACATTACTAAACTCTCCTCTAGTATCCATGTATTGAGTAGGTAATGGATTACTTTCAGGTACATTTACTTTCTGAGGCATAGCTTCTATATTATCAGAAGGTAAGCCTCGCATGGGTAATAACTCTTCTAATATTATTTTTTGTATAGGTTTTTTATATAAATCAATAGCTGATGCACCCCACTTATGCAGCATATACTCTCTACCAGTAGGTTTGATATTTTTATTAATCTTATTAGGATTATTTACATATATTTTTTCTTCTTTAACCTCTCTTTTTTCAAATGGACTAAGTTGTTCAAATGACGCATTACCATATAATCCTTCTGGATGCCCATGTTCATCTTTACCCCAAGAGCGATCACTATCAAAGTTATATGCAGAATTAAATAAAGCTAGGCTATCACTATAAGCTTTTTTTCTCCTAGCAAATTCTTTAGGATCAGAAGTTACATAAGGAGGCACATCTCCACCATCTGCAAAAGTACGAGTAGTAGGAGTTACTTTAGGTTGTCTAGCCTTGCCTTTATATTTATAAGGATTCTTTTCTCCTCCAAAATTAAACTGAGCTCCTACACCAAAAGTATTACTTAAAGGATCATAAGAACCTTGTACAAAAGTATCTCTACCAAAATCTAATCCTGCTGAGATAGGAAGTCTTGTTCCATAAGGATCTTTTATAACCTCTGCAGACATATAAGGATTAAACTCATAGTTCTTAGGTAATCCTGTATACGCAGCTTTTACTTTAGCTTTACTAAATATGTTACCTGCAAAAGTAGGAGCAACTCTTTCTTCAGTTATTAATCCAGAGGGATCAGTAATATAATTAGAGTAACCTCTATTTACTCCTCCTGACAGACCTACTGATGCAGAAGGATTAAACATAACATTACCTACTTTAATATGAGGTGATACTCCTAATTGTCCAGCAAGCATAGCACTACGTTGAGCACCAAATCCCCCTTGAGCTGAAAGAGAAGGGTTTAGTTTACCTCCAAAATAACCTGAGATATTACCTCCCATCAATGGAAGTTCAGGAGCATTTTTTTGATAAAACGCACTAACACCTCCTGTAATAGTAGGCTTAACTTCTTTTACTTCTACATCTCCACCATTTCTAAAAGACCCCATTCCTTGAGGTTGAAACATATTCATCATGCCCATTATGTCTCCACTCTGAAACATGTTAAGACCTTTTCCTACTTTACCAGCTTGACCTGCATATTTACCTATATCTGTTGCATTGAATTTAGCCATCTGACCAGTATTATTCATACCACCCATAAAGCCAGAACCCATTTGAGCTAAGTTTAATCCTAAACCTCCCCATTTTTTTAAATCTTCTGAAGCATTAGGACTATATTGAAGAATATCATTTGTTCCTTCAGCTCCTTGTCCTATAGCTCCAGCTACATTACCTGATGCTATACCTCCAGCTATAGCTCCTCCAATCTTACCTGCACCGTGCAATCTTTTTAATCTTTGTCCTGCCTTATCATCATAAGTAGTATTAGCTGCTTGTGATAATGCATCATGAGCCATATCAGTAAGAGAGTCTGTCATTCCTCCTGTTACTGTATCAAGAGTTCCTTCTAAAGCACCAAATGCAAACTCCCCAGCTTGACGTAAAAATCCTCCAGA